AGTTTAGTGACGCCTAGATTGACTAGTCGGTTAATAACCGTACGTGCGATTGTGTCTCGCTCATAAAAGTACCGACAAAAAACAATCATTTCGTGATACGTATACCGCTTCGTATTATCGAACGGTTGATTAAGTGGATCGTAGTAACCTACTACATTTAAATTGTAAGTAAAAATTGGATTTGGCGAAAAACCCGCCACGGCTTTACTTGAAAAGGATTTATTCATAATCACCTCACTGTGTGATAGGCTGCTGATCGTGCCAATGTGTTGCTTTTAGGAGCAACCACCGGAAGACGAAGTGCGCCAATAAAACAAAGATAGCTTGCGTAGATGTGGTCATCATTACTCTCACCGTGTCCGCGTGGGGATACGACGTAGTAGTGCATGTGTCCTGAAGCTCTGCGTTGTCGAGCTACGCGCTCTAACTGTGAAATACCCTCAGCGTCTACCTCGGAAAATACAAGATTCCCGTTGGTAATTTGACGAATTAACTCAGTGGTTGCCCAAGCTTTAAACGACTCAGTTATTTCCTGTTCGTCGGAGATAGAGCCTACGCCCACCTTTTCGTTGAACTGAATTGCTTCTATTCTGGCTGCGTAATTACTTGAGGCGAATTCGGGACGAGTTTTAAGACTCTGTACAATTCCTGCCCCTCCGCCGCCAGCTCCTACGTCGATGGCGATTCTGCTTGCGTTGTACCCGCGCGCGAGGTAGTCTATAATTTTTTCTTGTTCCGGATAGTCAATACGCTGTATTCTGTAACGAACCAGCGAATGCCAAACATTATCAATCAATCCAATTACTTGTATAATTGTCGGATCGCTAAAGCCGGTGTCTATTGCGAAAATAACGCTGTCGCACTTGGGTATCTTGACGACTGGCAAAGCCTCTTGATATGTTCTACCTTTATCTTTTTCGTTGGAACTGTATCGATACGTGTAGAAATCAAACGGCAGTATTTTCATTTGATCACGAGAAATAACCTGGAACGAGGGAGATCCGTGCTTACCCAGAATTAACTGCTGAAAGATATCTGCAGATTCACCACCGTATTTAGACAAAGCATCGTCCCAGTCCTCTTTTGTAAAGTAAGGGTTATTTGGTGCGGGAATACGGTACTTCTTAAACTTTGGTGTTTTTACGTCTAAGACATACAAAGCCGTATTTCTCATTCCGTTAGGAACACCGAAGTATCGTTCTTCCACTTTCGGTTCCCAGGTATTTAGCGTTGGCTGCATTTGATCAAATGCAGGCATGGGAAACAGCTGAAACTCGTCTCCCATAATTTTGGGAATGTGAAGACCAACCAAGTTATTTTCACCGCGACTGCCTGCAATACGCGCATTTAACCGATGTCTTCGAGTACCCATTTGAAAGTCTAACGTACCTTTAGATCGGTTTACGTTATTGTTCAAAAAGTCCTTAAGCAGCGGGGAAATTGTAAACTTTAAAATAACTTTGTCTAGAATAGGATTCAATTGGTTGCTGTTAGGCGTAACCATAAGCTGTTCTGGAGTTTTTGGAAACTCGATTGCAGAGTTTAGAACCTGATAAGTTATTAGATCTTCTAAAATTACAGAATTGTGCACAACAACATTCTCACTGATGTATGTTTCGTCGTGGTAAACATGAACAGAGTATGTCAGCTGCATTCCGTGGCGCTGCTTACTACTAATGGGCTCCCAACAGTACCAGTCACTCGATACCAAAGCGGGATCCTTTATGGATGCCGAAACTCCGGGAACTTTGAACTGGTTCCAAAAAACGTGAGCGGCGTTTTTGTCGTACGATTCAACAATCCATTGTGAGTCGTCTATGTCAAATATGTGATGCTCGTCTGCGTGATCAGCAACCTTGTACGATCGCGTTTTTACGCCGAAGTAAAGCAGAAGTTCTTGCCAGTCCTGCACGTATTTCCAGTTGTGCAGTTTAATAGCCACGCGATCGAGAGTCAGCTCACCGTGCTGAGCGTAAGCAGCCTCGAGAAACGTTTTTATGTTTTCAGTGCGCTGCGTCTTTAGCCAGTCAAGTTTAAAAACTCGTCTATAGTCTTTGCCGTAAGCCCCAAGTTCAATCTTGAGCTGATTCAGATAGTGACGGACTCCGCCAGCCTTCATGCGCTCTATATAAACGCGACCTTCGCTGTCTTTACGATAGTTGAGGTACAGTGAGTTTGCTATCTCTTTAATCTCGGCATCTATTCTCTTGTAACGAGGGACAATGCCTCCTGCGGGCTTGAAGTAAATACTACCTGCTGCTAAATAACCAAGTATGCGAAGTTCCGCCCAACTCAGTGTGTTACTGACGCAGTGATCAGTTGGCAATTTATTCATAACCGCAACTAAATCACCGACTTGAAGATCCGCCATTAAGATAAATCCTTTTGGAGTCATTACAGGATGAACGTCCGTTGCCTTAAGCATATGTCCTGATTTAGTAGTAATTGAGTAGCACTTCTTCCACCTGTCTTTACGCACAAAAGCACGCCGTTGTGTAAAATCACCGTTCACGGAATAACCATAGGTAACAAAAGATGGCTTCTTAAGAAGATCCGTAATTGTTTTATACCCCTCGTTTGTAAAAACCTTAGCGGAGGCTGGTTGGCATTTTCCGATTGCTCGGCCACCAGTGATTACTACGTGTCGTGTCTGGTCGGTCAAGATTTCTTTTTGATAAGGGCGAAAAGTGAATTCCTCGGAAGGCCAGTTTGAACGGTTCATATCGCCGTTATTTGTAGAGCGAAGGAATTCGTTCAACCACACAGGATCCTCCAAAACCTCAATTAACGCCAACTCTGCGTCGTCAATCTTCGCTTTCAGCATTTAAATTTTCCTCCTGGTCCTCGTCTTCAAGAACAATGTCATCTTCTATGTCCGAGCTGCTCGATCCAGAAGATTTAGCACTTTTAACTGAGTACTTATGTTTCTTTCTCCAGCCCGAATCTTTAATGTCAAAAAAGATGTCTTTTTCCTCACGTTCTGCACTTACCGACTTGTTACACTGATTGCAGTTTACTTTTAGAGCAAACGCGCTGTGATCGTGCATAATTGAAAAACGAGCCAGCAAGATCTTACAGTTAGGGCAATACATACGAACAAGACGTTTCTCTAAAAACTCCTGTGCTGTTTGCTTAAGATGGACAATGTATTCAGCGACTGATTCTGAAGAGTTCTGGTTTCTTGTTTTGCGGTCCAGAGCTAGTGCGCGTTCTAATTGAAGATTACGCTCAATAATGTCCTTAAGGGAAGAGCTGAGTCGCTGAATCATATCGATGTTGTCAACAGGATCATCCTGCGTAAGTTCTTGAAGTTTGGCCTGAACGCTTTCAACAATAATTTGATTGTTAATAAGCATCTCCAAATTAGCTTTGTCATTTGGAGATGAAAGCGTAGCAAGGTCATACTTGTCGGAATAATCCTTCAAAATCTCATCAAACCTTCGATTTCTTGCCATTCTTCCTCCAATTTGCGAGAGATAGTCCGCTAAAGTGCAGACTATCTCTCATCAATGTATCTAATAATTTGTCAGCGTATGGGGCATGCGCCGCCTTCACAGTCGGTACCTAGATCGTCGTCTACCTCTACGTTCTCGTGTTTTTCGAGAAGTTCAATAATAGATTTCCCTGTCACGCCCGAGACTTCTGCAAGCCGCCGCTGATACTCTTCCTCGTCAATCGCTTGATAAGGCATAAGTGGGTAAGCAGTTGTAAACTTCGGAAGGAATGAAACGCCAATATAATTCTCCCACTTGCGGAGCAGCAACTCAATAATGTCGTCAACCTCTTCAGGGCTGAACGTCACCGTAATCGACGTGTTGTGGTCCGTCCAGTATTTTTGCAAAATAAAGTATCGGTTAAGTTGCTCGACAGCACTTTCCTCCGCAGACGCCTTCTTTGCTGACGTTTTAATTGGGAATTCGACAACCCAAGTCAGCGCATTCTTGAGTGTCTCTTCTTTGTCTGCGTCGCTCATAGATGCAAAAACTTCAGGCATGCATGAGGTGGCTTCTGGGAAGATCGGATACCCTGACTCGCGCATAGCCTGAGCCAGCGGGTCTTTCGACGAGATACGCACGCGTCGGACGTACAGGGGGGCGTAGGAGGCGTGTGCACCGCTCGATACCGTAGGAAGCTGTGCAATTGTACCAGACGGCTTTACAGTGGTTACCAGAAGTGGGGCTGGGATACGAAGTTCGGCAGAGTATCCTAAAGCTGTTTCTTGAGCAACTGAACCGATAATTGCCAAGACATCGCGCAATGTGTAAAACCGCAAACGTGGACGGCCTCCACCATCTCGGTCGATAACGCGAATAGCGTTCAAGTCTTCTTCAGTAGTTGAGACACCAAGGGCGTCAAACGCCTCAACATAACCGGTTAAACTAACTCCTGTTAATCGATCTCGTTGCTGCACTTTATTCCAGTGAGGCAGCTCAAGCTCAAGTGTAGCCATGCGGACTCCAAGGCGCGTAGCTTGAACGACTGCTCCTTCGAGCTCAATCATATCAAGATACCCGCCGTACTCGTCATTCTTGACGAAGTTGCGAACGTTGATCTCGCTTAAATTACAAACACCGTTGTCGGCCAAAAGAATTTCAGCGCAAGGATTTGTACCAGCGTACCAAGGACGGCGTTTTGAAGCAGCTTCGGCATTAATGAAACCCGGCTCACCATTGTTCAAGATGCGGCTGAAAAGCTGTGTAAGCTGCTCTTTGGTTGGTTTCTCAGTGAAGTAAACAGAATTGTTACTCATTGAGCGAAACCGCTTGTCTTCTTTGGCGGGATCGGACCAGAGGTCGACTTTTGCATCGAGAACAGCAGTATCATTAATGTCAAACAGCGTAATTTCGGAAGACCGTCGAACACCGCCGACAACAACTGCCTCGCCAATTAAATTCATTACATCCATAGCCTGCAGCGTCGAAAGGCGGTCAGTGCCCTCGTTAAGCACTTTGACAATCTTCTCATACATATCCCGCAATGCTACATGACCGCTAGCGCGACCGCCAAAAGTCTTAAGTTGCTCGCCAGCAGGACGAACGCTGTCGTAATCGACAACAATCTTTTTGTAACCCTTAAAGAAAGCTTCAAACAAGGCTTCTAAGCCCCACACCCAGCCTTCCTTGCTGTCACCTACCGAAAGATACATTACGTCGCTGTCAATGGCGTAGCGTGAGTTCTCTTCACGATCTGCTTTGCGTTTAGCGGTGTATTCTTTATGCTCAATAGCCACACCAGTAATAATTGGCGGAAACTGAACTACATCTTGAGGAAGTACACGAAAACCTACGCCTGTTCCCAGCATCATTAAGTAAAACGCGTCAAGAAAAGCTTGCACGTCGTCTACAATCATAAACGAGCAGTTAAAATTTGACAGCGGGTATTTTTTAGCGGCTTCAGTTCCGCCAGTCCACAAAGTGCGGCCGGCCGGGAATACTGAAAGATTGTACATTGATTCAAAAAGTTTGCGCGCTTCTGCTTCCTGCTTTACTCGATCAGTTATAGTATCCAAGCCCATGCTGTACTCGACAACACGAGTAACAGTCTCTTTCCAAGTTTCTCTGCGTTTTTTGTTTGGCAGGTAGCGGCTATAAGTACGCAGGTAGACAAATTGACCGAGCAAGCTCGGCCATTGTGGATTGTCTTCAAATTTGTTTAGGAACGATTTGCTAAGTAACATCACTTACTCCTATATTCTCATAATAATGAACGGTCGGGTCTGTAAACGCAAAGTCAGTCATAACACTCTTAACTGACTTCATATTATCGAGATAAGCTACGTAACTAACCATATTGTTACGTAGCTTATTCATAAACAACTGAGGGTCTTCTCCGTTAAACGGGATGCTCACAACATAGGACTCAAGTCGATCGTCTTTGTTAGATGACACTACAAACCTAACAGAAAAAATTCCCTCTGACTCAGCCCAGTCAACAATGCGGAACCTCATCGATTATCGCCATCACCTTGGATAACTCCGCGATCTACACGGGATGTTAGTTTTGCGACATTGTAGTGCGCCAATGCCTCAAGACTCAATCCAAGATCATCTAGGCAGCAGGTGACGTACCAAAGTACATCGGAAAGTTCGTCAAATAATTTTCCAGCCTGCTCTTCAGAAATTTCTCCGTTGTTATCGCGGAGAATCTTCTTTAACTTACCAGCAACTTCACCTGCCTCAGAAGCAAGACCAAGAACTGGGTATAACAATCGATAGTTTTCGGAATACCGCTTAGTAGACACCACAAACTCTTGATACTCAGACCAAGTCAATTCCTTTTCCATCTACCCCTCCTAGATAATATTAAACACATGAACAATATATCATATTTTTCTTCAAAATACAAAAACATATTAGACTTAATATCTAATATGTAAACATATGTTATATGCGATTCTTTTTTTTTCTTCTGTAGGGATTATAACAATCCTGTCAACTCCTTTGTATTAGAATTCCGTTAGAGACTAAGAAAGCAGAGACATCTTGTTTTCGTGGTAAGATACTAACGGGGTAATTATACCCAAATTTACTTGTCAGGTGATTTTATGAGGTATGTTCGTTGTTTATTCTGTGATGATCGGAGAAAGAGTGGAGATTTTCTCTGTTTGAGTTGCCGCTCTTTATATGGGCCTTACTCTTCGTCAGAATGGTTTTTAGAATTAGTTGCAATGGAGCGCCGTCAACGGCGTATAACAAAAATTGAATCAACAAATTATGAAGTTGATTATTTATCGAAAGAGCCTGAAAGATTTTGGGGATCTTCCAGACCAAGAGGCAGACCCAAAACTACAGACATAATTGAATCTTTTATTAAAAGCATTTACGAGAAAAATTTATCTGTGCGGAAACTGACTAAAATTTGTAATATGACGGGGTTAACAGTCTCAAGAGAGAGCGTCCGAATGATCATTAACAAAATAAAACTGACAGAAAAATAAGTATACTGTTAGAGGATACTTTTGGAGGGTTACATGCCTATTAATATTCCGTCAACAACACCGACTACATTGGGTACAGTTGAAATACTGAACGACGAAGCAACAACGCATTATCAGCAGTTTGTAATAACTAGTCCCAGCGGTGTTTCTTTAGGGAGTGAGGAATATCCTATTCCCGTATCAATGAACTTAACTGGTTCATTCACACAAGCGTTTAACGCTAACGACACTCTATTCCCGAGTGCGGGTACTTTTTATAGCGAGACGCTCAACAATTCAAATGCTGAGTTAGTTGACAACGAGATTTCTGTTCTTAGAGTAACTGCTAAGGGTGGGTTGAAAACTGCCGGAGACGGCAGAGTTAACGAACTGATCTCGACAATTGCAGATGGGTACGACGACATTTTTGTATGTCTTGACTCTTTTTCACCTGAATCGTTAGAGGTTATTGACCCTTACGGAACATTCTTTGACACTTCGTATATGAACGGTCGATTTATTTATGTGCCGATGATACGTTCTGGCTGGAGAAAGCTATCGTTCTCTATTAAGTCAGCATCCGCGGGTGTAGTTACCGTTTTTGCCGATTTGGGCTCGCTCACAGCCGATATGAGTGTTCTTAGTAAGTCTTTAAGCCCTAATGTGCGTTACGGCTTTATTCCCGAATCTGTACCAGCGACAGGAATTATTACCAGCATTCCGCTGTTAGCGAGTGCGGTAAACGGGATTATTATTTCTTTCAGTCCTTCAGAAACTGCTGCAGGAACATTTGAAGTTCACTTAGTGAGAGGTACGTAAATGGAAGAAACAGCAGAATACCTTTCTCCGCGACAAGAGGATCTTGTTGAGGAGCTAATTCAAATAACTGACGAATACGGAAAATTTGGATGGGGTACAGATAGCGAGGGATCGCATTATACTCCGGCAGAAAGTAACCCATTTAAAGCCGAGGGCCTTGTGTGTTTCAATTGTGCCTTCTTTGCAAAAGACAGCAATAGCTGTGCGGTTGTAGAAGGAGTTATCGAACCTGACGCAATCTGTAAGTTCTGGGTTATTGAAAACGAAGATTTAAACATTCCCGATTTTATACCGGTTCCCGACTCAAATAATAAAGAAGAGGAAGATCCGAGTGAATCCTACTCTGCTGGCCGCTATGCTAATATTAACTTTTCTCCTCCTGCTGGTGTACGCTCAGCCGCAAAACGTGGCCTAGCTCTACACGAGAAAGGGTTGAGCGGGAATGGTTTAGAGCCTGCAACAGTTGCGTGGGCACGGAAGTACGTGTCCGGTGACTCTGTAAGTCCTGAAAGAGCCCGCATGGGTAACAGGTTTTACGGTCGAAATGCTCGGTTCGCGAACGCACCTAAGGATTCCCCAGCTTGGGTTTCCTGGTTGCTTTGGGGTGGAGCATCTGGCAGAGGGTGGTTTGCTCGTCTTGTAAAACAAATGAACGCAGCTGACAAAAAAAGTTCGGCATCTGTGAAAGGTGGTTTACGCCTTGCGCGAAGCTCGGATATTAACCACCCATTCATAAAAGAAATCGAAGTTGTCCTGACAGACTTTGAACCCAACTCAAACAGTGAGGGTATTAGCAGATCTGAAATTGACAACGTAATTCGCACTTCTAAGCTTACTCCGATAAAGATTTCGGTATCGGAAAATGGCTACGGTGGTCATACAGGAGCACATCCTGTAGGAGCCATCACAGAGGCTTTTGTAGACACGTATCAAGGGCGTGACGTAATTATGGGACGGGCTTTCATTTGGAAGGATCAGTACCCAGCAGTATACGAACTGCTTAAATCGCGCGCAGATGATAGTGAGTTTATTGGAACCTCCTGGGAAGTGTACTACTCCTCCGCTGAGGAGATTGATGGTATTAGGTGGCTAAAAGACGTAGTCTTTGCAGGCACCTGTATCGTAGACAATCCCGCCTATGGAAATAGAACTCCGCTACTTTCAGTAGCAGAAGAGAAGGAAGAAATGGAAGAACTGAAAAAACAGATTGAAGAACTTACAGCCTCCTTGGCTGAGAAGGAGAAGGAAGCAAATGACTTACGGACCAAAATCCAAGCCTTCGAAGAAGCCGAGCAGCATGCCAAAGCCGAAGCCCGGAAAAACGAAGTAATTGCCGAGCTTTCATCGGTGTTTAGTCAGAGTGAGATTGAGCAGAAACTGGAATTCTACTTGTCTTTGACTGACGACGTGTTGAGTAAGATTATCGGGGATCTTCGTAAAGCAGCTCCTGTGAAATCAAATTCAAGCGTTAAGGAACCTATTTCAATTCCAGAACCCCAGAGCTCTGGAACTGAATCAGTCAGTGCCAAAGCTTTGGCAGACTTTCTAAAGAAGGGTAACAAGGCCTAGCCTTTTTCTTCTTTGTAAGACGAATAGACCGAAGACTACGGAATTAGTCTAAATTTTAAATGAGGTAACTAAAAATGGCAGTTATTGTAACCACGTTACACAGCCGGCAGGGTGTTGCATCTTCAACAATCGTTGAAGGGCGCGCCGTTGTTGTTGGCGCTTCTGGTGTGCGTGAAGATTTGCCTACTGTTTCGTACGCAGCAGCGGAGACTCAGCACGGCGTTTTCATCGCATTCTTCCCACCCGACAATTTTCCGTCCCCAACTTATGAGGATTGGTACACTGTTCCAGGAACGAAAAACTACAATTTGAATGACGGTGGTCTCTACGGAGATCCAGTCTTCCACAAAAAGCAATACTTGGTAAAGCGTTCCATGTGGAAAGAACCACTCATTGTGTCCGGCGAACTCGTTGCAATGCATCGCGGTAAGATCGGCGTCACTTCGGGTTGTTTTGTCAATTCGGCCGATATCAAGGTCCCAGGCGCTCGCGTTGCCGTCGGCGCATCCGGCTTGCTTACTTACACCACCACTAATAGTCACACCATCGCCACTGTCGAGCGTTATCAGCCTGACACTGAGATGTTGTACATTATTATGCATTAATTAGGAGTAGATGATGAACGAAACAGAGAAATTTCAGAAAGCCCTGGCTGAGACGGCAAAAACGGCCGGGACTACTCTTTCAGGTAAGTCCGCATTCGCAGAATTGATTGTACAGATGGTTGAGCCAAATCACTTGACACTGGATCTTTTCAATACATTTATGCCCACCCGCCAAGCTAACATCGGCGACCCGATTATCCGACGTCTTCGTCGTGGTAAGTACTCGGTTCAGTCGATGGTACCAGGCACCAGTCATTTAGTCAGTCAGCCAACCACTGTCCAGGATTATCATTCATATGTGTTCGATCGCTTGATCGGCGGTGTGCGTGAGAGTCTTTGGAACGTGCAGCAGGGCAACATGATCACGGTCGAAATGATGCGTCAGCAGCTTGCGTTCGACCTTACCGACAATTTGGTGAACCGTGTGTTCAACTTGCTGTCCTCGGTATGGACCACAGCCAACACGCCTTCACACTACGTCGAAACCGCTGCCTTGACCTACACGGCATTGGATACGTTGATGGAGAATGTCATGTACACCGCAGGCGGTGTCAAAGCTATCATTGGGACTCGTAAAGCATTGCTTCCTATTTATAAGTTTGCTGCTTTCCGCGAGTACATTTACAGTGGCACATCGAACACAATTGCGTACCCGGTTAACGAGAAGTTGCTCGAATACCTCAACACAAATCGTGTTTCGTACTACATGGGCGTACCGTTGATTGAACTTCCACAGGTGTTCAAGAACGACCTCCCAAATCCACGGGCAGCACTCATTCCAGAAGACAAGATTATTCTCGTTGGTAACAACGCAGGAGAGGTCTTGTTGTACGGCGGTACTGAATATCAAGAAAGTGTCGACATGAACATTCAACCAGCAGACTACACGCTTCACGCTTGGATGTCTTACGGTTTGGTTGTCGACATGCCACAAAACATCGGTGTAATCAAGATTACTTCTTAAAGGAATTAACTATGGCAATGAACAACATTTACCCAACAGTTGCGGAAGAGGCGTATAAAAAATACGCAAAGGTGCCAATCAACATGCTTGCCGGTCTTCGTGTTGATCCCACCGACACAAAAGTCAACGTTGGGTGGTTACTGAGTACCGACGAAGAGAATTTCGATTTATCGTCAAACAGTAGAAAAGCTTTTGTGTACGAAGACGAGGTAATTGAAATCTATTCAGAAATAGAAGACAAGATGTTTCGGCGCCTAAACAAAGGTCTTTTTGCAAAAGGGCTGTTAAAAGATTACCATGAGTCGCAGCTCCCCATTGACACGAGAAACTTTATATCTGACTCGGAAGTCGCAGAAATTGTAGATTTGCGGTCCATGGTTGAGTTTACATCGCGTCTGGAAAAGTTCGACTCTGTTTCCACTCTGGAAAGAATTAAAGATTATGCCGTCTCCGAAAATAAATCGGTAAAGAAAGTTCAGGCCATTGAGGCTCGAATTAAGGCGGTGCAGGATGTCGTTGATTAGTAACGCTTTATATATACGGGAGCAGTCAGAATTGTTTCTGGTTGATACCTGTATTATTAAAGTTTTTAACGGGTTCAACACAATTGACGGTGAGTATGCAGAGTCCTTTACAGACTCTGCAGCCACACCCTGCCGCATTATCAATAAATCCGGAAAAATAAATGCTTCTCAAAACTCTCAGGATAATCTTCAAATTTTAATTAGTCAGTCTGCACTGCGTATTCAACTACCGTACACGACTGTAATTAATACGAGAGATAAGATTGTTTTTAACTCTGTGGTATACGACGTAACAAGTGTCCCCGAAAAGCACTCCTTAATGGGTGCCTTTATTGTTTCTATTGAGAAGCAGAAGTAATGGACGTAATCGATCGGATTAAGTCATTTGTTACTACGTTAGATAACCTCAATTCCCAGATTGGTCAAGTTATTAACAGTCTTGTAAAGAGGAATGTCGAAGAGTACTTAGATACTTTGGCGGACATTAGTCCTGAAGAAGAAGCAAAAATGTACGGTCGAACCTTGCGGCAGTCCGATGTAACAAATAATAAAAAATTTAGAGATAGACTTAATTCATTTAAAGATACAGATAAAGAAATAAAACAAAACACAGGTCAGCCTGTGCTTAGTTTAGAAAACCTCAAAAATCCTTTAGAAGATTCTCTTAGTTTAGAAACACTTGAGAATCCTTTAAAAACAGCTCTGCTAGACGACTCAATTATGCAGCTGTACAAGCTAGCAAACGAAATTGTGCTTTTAATCAAAAATGGAAAAATCGATGGACCCGGCCTAGACGTTATTGTCGAAAAAGCCGTAGATAGCGCAGTAAGAGACGCGTCGATGCCTGAGATAGAAGACATGCTTTCTGAGTTAGTAGATCGCGTACAAACATTGTATTTTGACAAGTTTATGAAAGAGCTAGATCCGGAAATTGACAAATATATAACTACATTAATAGATAGTGTATTATCTGGTAAAGGTACCGCATGATTATAAACGCACTCTACCCAAACATTTGGCGCATAGTATCCAGGGCATTAGTGCAGATATCTGGACAGTACAGCGGTCGCGTATTTTTCAATGCTGCTCCGCCAGAAGCGCCCTATCCCTATTTAATATATCAAAGTGATAGCAGTCTTGGTTACAGTTACAGCATGCTTAACATGTCTGCCTGGAAAGGCATTATAACGATGCGTTCCGTCGACAGTACATTAGCCGGAGCATCAGACTCCCTTGCTCAACTGGCCAACAACTTCACTGTTCCTTTCGTTGTTTCAGGTATTGCAAATATTTCGATACCGTACGACGTTCAGTTTTACCCGTATAAAGTGTACTCTTATCCGGTAGAGCGATTAAATAGCACAGCTATTTATACATCGGCTATTGGTGTTGAAACTTTTATAACCCCGAGGTAAGTATCAGTTCTTGGCTTTATATTAAAAAGTCGCGGAGGATGTAGCACGCTTATTTTCTCCGCTCTTCTGTTCGGCTTATTAAAAGTAAGCCGGATTTATAACCGCACCCAATCAAATTTAATTTAGGAGAATTACGTTAATGAGTATCGTAAAAGGTATTGAAGGGTATTTGAAGATTCGTAACGCAGCTGACACTGGTTACGACAATGTTAAGTTTGTATCGCAGTGGCAGGCCAGCCTCCAGACCCAGCAGGTCGATGCTGGTCCTTTCTTGAACGACAACGGCAAGATGTACACCTTCACCACCACGAAGCGTGTCAATGGTTCATTCCAAGTCACGTTGCCAATCGCACAACAGGACACGCACACCCGCTTGATCAACATCTCGAACTCCGGTGAATACATCGGTGTTTCGTTGGTTTCCAAGGGTGGCTACACCATGACCATTCCTTCGGCAATCATCACCGGTTACCAGTTGACCAATGCTGCAAACGACCAGGTTACTGTTTCGTTTGACTTCATGGACAACGGCGGTTTCTCGGTCACCACGGCAGTCAACGGCGATTACCCTGCTTAGTATTAAGTAGTTAATGCACCCCCTCTGATAGATTACTATTAGAGGGGGTCACTTTTTTTTAAATTTAAGGAGAAAACAAGATGTTAGATTACGCATTCGGATCCGGAGAATACTACGATAACGTAGATGATTTATTGACGGATGATTCGATGTTAGAGGTTGACTTGACTATTAAGGGGCTGAAAAAAAGATTACGCATTCGCGCACTAAGCTTCGCACAGATGGAAAAGATTAATCAACTGTCGCAGAAAAATGGAGAAATGGACAACTCCGAATTCACTATTAATACTATTGTCGAAGGGCTAATCAGACCAAAAATGAACTCAGCGCAGGCCAAGAAGTTGCTTGACGCGAATGGGGAGGTAGTACGTGAACTCGCGGAAAATATTTGGACTCTTGGAAAAATATCAAAAGATGCTTTCGAAAAATACCTCGAGACACTTGAAAAGGACGCCACTGTACAGGAGCCCGTCCAAGAATAACGCGGCGGGTCAACTGCTTGCGACAGCCACGTCAACAAAAGACGAGCTCGCAATGTGGATTGATCACTTTCTCAATTCGACGCAGTACACAGCACTCAACGCTAAGAAACTTGGTAAGCTAAGTTACGGTGACATGGCTGCTATTATTGCCATTAAACAAAAATCTTTAGAAGCTAGCGTCCGCCGCAAACTTCAACAAATAAAGAAACAGGAAGAAAAAGACTTGAAGGAGGAGGCGGAGACGTTCAAATTATTTATGTAGGTGGTGCTAAATGTCAGTTAAAATACAACAATTAGTAGAGTTAATTGAAACACTAACGCTTTTAAAAAGTACTAGTGAGGAAGCCGCTATTGTTTTTGAGAAGGTTATACAAAGCAAAGCAAACGCACACGAAGGTGGTTTAGCCGGATATTTAAAAGAAATTACAGCAGATGCTAAAATAGCTAGCAAAGTTATCAACGAGTTAGAAAATGAGATTAAAGTTGTAAGCTCACTTTCAGTAAAATCATCAGCTGACGAAAGTCCTGTCTCGGGCGGTGTTCGTTCAACACCTGTAGTTTCGGATGCAGCACGTAGGCGTAAGGAAGTACAAGACAAACTAGACGAAGAGAGAAGAGCAAGAGTACAGGAGATTCGTGGTGAGAACAGGCCAGCGGTTGTAAAAAGACATACAGACAGAAGCATTAACTTTGAACTTTTGCTCGCACAACTAGATCAGCAAATAGATGAACGAGAAGATACTCTTAGGGATATGGTTAGAAGAACACAAGCTAAGATGAGAACTTCGGTAAGAAGCTCTCAATCAAGTTCACCAGTTGCGGATCCTGAGTACGCAGACATGAAATGGGCACTTACTACACCGGATACTCGTTCCGCTACAAGTTATGCTGTTACACCGAATCGAGGAGGACGAGTCAGCGTAGCTCAATCGGGCGGAGCAAGGCCTCCCGAAAACGCCTCCGTTTCGGCAATTGTTAAATATGTGAATACTCAACTGCGTCACGAAAATCCAGCCGAAACTCGTCCGGAAATTGCCCCGATTGTCGCCGAACTTCAAAAACTTGTAAAAGACCGAGAAGAGGCAACTGTTCCTGCGGACAAAAATAGAATAAATCAGCAAATTAAGCAAGCATTCAAAAAGATAAATCAATCTTCTGGCACAGTAAGCAACACACAGCGACAAACGGCACAAGAATCAATTATTGCCCCAATTATTGAAGCATTGCGGGCAGTAAAATTAGACGACCCTATACTTAATGCGGCAATGTCTCCAGTAGCTAGCAGTTCTGAAATTGAGTCCGCTCTAACCAGAGCCGTTGAAATGTTGGTAACTAGACTTGAGAATGGTGCAGCAGGAAGAGTAGGAGAAACAGCTTTAAGTACTGAAGGTTTTGAGTTTTTACGTCCGGCGGCTTTTGATCAGTTGCTGAAAAGATTGAAAACGGTAGTTGCAGAAGCAACGACTCGACCGGTAATACCAAGAAGCCGAACAGTCGATCCAGGTACTGCAGAAGAAGTAGATTCTTCTGCGTTATTTTTGGGAACTGACTTTAGCATACAAAATGCCGGAGAAGACGGTAGTCCTCAAGTAGTAGACGCTTTACGGAGTAGCCGAGTATTTCCGGGACAGGTAACCAGAATTGGTGCTAACATTTCAAAGTATATTCAATCACTTAAAGCTTCACTAAATCCTACGCGTCGTTACAGTTCGGAAGCGCAAGGCGTAGACGTTCGTGCCGGTTCCCAAGTAGTAGCCGGAAGCTCAAGCGCCGTTTTCGGTGGGGGCATGGACGCCGAAGTACAAAAGGCGGTTGACGCGCTCTTTTCAACCGTTATGCAGGACATAGAAGAAGGAAACATAAGGCCCGCTTCGATCGCAGGGCAGACTGTAGACTTGCCTGAATCTCTTGCAAAAATGGTTGTGGAGGCGATTCAATCTAGTTCAATTTTGTCAGAACACACAACAGCTTTTGGTAGAATGGCTGGAACTCGGGGACCTAGAGGGGCGATAGTTACTGGAGATCCAGTACGAAAGTTTGTTGCTTTGTTTGCGGGCGATTTAATAAATCAATATACTTCGACAGGGGCTGTTTCAGATCAGTCCGCTAGTCGTTTTGTAGAGCAGACAGTTGCTCCGGAACAAGAACAGGAAGTTACGTTGGCAGTAACTCACGCAAAACGTTTGCGCGAAAGACTTGTTTATCAGAGAGATCAGGCGGATCTCAGTATGGTAACTGCGGCTCCAGCAATGGCTAATCGCTACAGAACTGAGTCGGCAAAGCTTGGCAAAGAGATACAGTTACTGGATGAGATTCTGGCTGAATCTGAAAATCCAGAAGAGGAAAAAAAGTTAGCGCAAAGACGTGGACAGATAGCACTTCCGGGCAGTAACACAGCTCCGGCGTTAACGCGAGATCAAGCACTAACTGTTTTATTTAAACAGTCTATTGGATCCATTCCTGCAACACCTGATGCGGTAGCGCCGATTATGAGCAAGGCTCAGGAAGTTTCTGCGGGACTTGCACAATCGGGACTCACAATTCCAGCAAGGCCCTCTTATGGAACTAGTCCCGTACAGTCGTTAGTAGAGTATATGACGTCCGGTCAGTCTATGGCACTAGACCGCTATCAAACTACGCCAATTACGCAGCAGTTAGACTCAGCCGGCACAGTATCGTCAGGTCAGCAAAATCGAGAGTTTATCGAAATTATAAGTGATGCTTTTGGTTTATCTCGACAGTCTGCTTCTGCGGGTAATGTCATTACTGGTATGTATCATGCAGCACGTGCGACAGACGCCAGCGGTAAAATGCTTGAGGGAGAAGAGCTTGATCAATCGCTTGGTGGTGGCTACAGAACAAAGAAAGGTTTGCAATCAATTGTTCAAGCATCCGCAGAAATGGGTAGTTACGGCTCTGGCGGTATTCCCTTAATTGAGTATGCTAAGTTAGCAACTTCAACCGACCTTGACGCAGAAGAGCAGAGTCTATTTCAAGAGGTGCAAGCTAAACTTCCGCATCTGCAAGCGATAGATTCTGAATCACTTAAGCAACTTGCTGAGTTAGACACGTCGATGGATCCCAAAGAATTAATTAAACGCGTGTTGACTTTGGCAGCCCCAGCAATAAAAAATCAAATAGTTGCTTCAATTAGGCGACGAGGTGGCGCTGCCGGCATGGGAGTTGATGAAGTCACTCAAATGATTTCGGATTACGAAACAGCCGGGGTTGCTCCAGCAGGGTTTCAAGATGAATTTCGCGCTTTAGCGATGTTTGATCCTGCTAACATAAACACAACCGATGTATCTGCAGCGGTTAACCGATCGCTTTCGTTGTTCAGCAATTTATTAACTGACAACGTGCAGTCAGGCGAAGGTATGCCTCAGTTTGCAGCCCGAGTTTTAGGAAGACAGGACCGACTAGTTGGTACGGGTCCGGATGTAGCTGCAGCCGTTCCTGATCAAGGAGCGTCTTACAGCTTGTTGGGCAAGGGTGCAGAAGTTGCAAACCAAGAGTCTGGTCAAGTTGTCGGTGGTGCGTATGGCCGCAACGTAGAAAATGAAATAAAAATTCAAGAAGCAATGCGTGAGTTTGAGCAATTAACTGCAGAAATAGAAGAAATGCGAAGCAGAATAGCTTTAGCACCTCACGAAGCAGATAAAATACTTCCGGTTATAGATCAAAAAAACAATCAACTAAAGATCCTTAAGCAAAAACTTGCTACTTACAAAGCATCGGAACCAGATCCTATTTCTCAAAAATTTGAATATCTTTCCACAATTGCCCAAATGGACAATATTGACCCCGCGACGAGAAGTGGTGCAATTTACGATTTAGGCATCATGCAGGAAATTTTTAATCAAACTGGCCGATACCAGATTGACGAATCTCAAGGATACGGAACTGGTACTCAAGAGCAACGCCTTACTAACTTGATGGCTCATAAAGCTAAGCTAGATAATCTGCAAAAACTAAGAGAAGAACGAGCAGCGTTAGAAGCAGAATTACCTGGAGATGGTCCCGCTAAGGCAGTTGAAGCTGTAATTAAAGAATCAGACGTTGACGGGGAAATTGCAGCAGTTAAAAAAGACATTAGTGACATGAGGTCAGAAGGTGCGGGTTCAGAAAAAGCGATTGATGTTTTATCTTATGCTGATACAATAGATGAAGAAATAGCAATAGACGAAAACGCCGTACCTTTAAAAATCCCTAGAATAAATCTTACAGAAAGAAAAAATATTACCGAAGATGTTACAGCCGAGGATGAGTCAGTTTTTGTACACTCGACTACTGGAGAAGATCAACTTATAGAATCTCCGGCCTTTGTCGCGTTTTTAGCTTCTAAGGAAGAACAAGAAGCAAAAGGAAATCAAGATAGACTAGCCATCCGTCAAAATGCGGAAACAGGTACACTTACTGCAGCAGTGGCTGATGGAGTCAGTAAAGCTTGGTTTTCTACACATTTAGCAGAAATGCTGGTACAGGAAGCTGCTAATTTACCCGCAGACGAGCCGTTTACAACCGAATCAATTCTAGCAAGAGTCAATAATAGATCAGCACAAACCGAAGTAAACGACCTTTTACAACTTTTTGCAGCAGATGACAAAGATTCGACTGCTAGACTTATGTTAAACCGCGCAGGTTTGCAGAAAACGGATGAATCAAGAAACCAATTTATAGAATTTTTAAAACCATTTGAAGAAGCCGGAACAAGCCCAACTGTTGGCGAACTTATAAAATATTTACATAGTAGGCAAGATAAAAAAGATTCCGGACAAATTGCTGGTGCTACGTTCGCGGCTTACCGCAGAACAAGAAGTTCAGAAGGCTACAAGCATGAATTTGTTACTGCCGGAGACGCTTTAATAGAATCAGCTGACCTAGGTATTTCTAAAGAAACGCTGGGCGAAGATAAAGGTGGATATACAGGACCTTCGACTGCGGCAATTGGGGCTACTGAAAGCGGAATTATGCATGAAGGCAGGGTTTTGGCAGTTGAATCAAAAACTCCGGCACGTGTTTTCTTAGCGTCCGATGCATACAGTCATAGCGGACAATTTAGTAAACTAGATCCAGAGGTCGATACCGAAGGTTTTGTTGGCTTAGGTGAAAGACTGCTTCTTGACGAGGGGGAGTTGGGTACTTTGCAAGACGACCGAAGTTTTATAGGTATTACGGGAAGCGAGCAAATAGGTCCTGTAGTAAAGACTGGCGGACTTGTTAAAGAATCATTTAGCGAAACTCAATCTACCGAGCATTTAGAGGCGTCTTTAGCACAAGAAAAACGTAAACTAAGTCAGATAAAGCAAGCGATGACTGACGAGCCAGACATAGATGAAAGATTAGAAAAAGAACGTCAAGAAGATATAGAAAGAGCTAAAGATAAATTTGAGCGAAAAAAATCGCTTTTAAATCTGATTGAACTAACACATAAAGATATTGTCGATGAATACGATGCAGCATTACAGGCACGCTTAAAAAGAAATTCCCTAAGTTACGAGGAAGCTGAAGAAAATAAAGCCACGTTACAAAGATTGCAACAAACACCGGAAATGCAAAAAGTTTTCAAAGCAAGAGACGAGGCGCATCGAGCTCAAAAAGAGTATGAAGCAGCTGAGCAAACTCGGCCAATAAGTGCAAGAAAAGCTAAAGTAGTTACAGAAGCTAATATTCAGGCAATTGAGGGAGAACTTGTAAAACGGGGAATATTGACTACCGCATCGGAAACTGCAACACCAGAAACTCCAGTATCAGTAATTTCAACACCAGAAACAATAGACGAAGAAATAGCAAGAGTACAAGGAGAGATAGCAGCATTAGAATCTCCCGCAACTAAACTTGCAAGAGAAGCAGCAGAAAGAGGAGTAACGGGCCAAGGTCAAGTAGCAGGACGAACGTATGTTCACCCAGATGTATCACACGGTGAGCTTACGTACATGTCAAGACGCAGCACTTTACCGCTGACCGCAGATTATCCAGAGCAGATAAGTGAAAGATTTGCAAAAACGGGTAGAATTGATATTTCTCCAGAAGTTCCTGGCAGTGATGCATCAAGAGTTGTAAACGCTGCAGTAGCCGAAACTTTAGGTCTTTCTGTCGGTCCTGAGGTAATGCCGGAGGTTTCGGCAATTACACCAGATAATGTACCCGATACTTCTGCAAGTAATCGAGCTTCTGCAGGAGCAGTACCTTATTTCTTTGTACCAGGTCAATCCGAGCCAATGGTTGTTGTCGGGCAGTCTACAAAATCGTACAAAGGGAGAGGAGTAGCCATTCCGGTAATGGGTACTGTTGATCCTGGTCAAACACAATGGCAAGCCGCTGAAAGAGAGGCGCAAGAAGAACTCGGAGTGGTGTTCGACCCTAAAGCTGACGTGCCTGTTGCAATTTCTCCAACAACAACTGATGCGTTTTACATGCGTAGAGTTCAAAGCGTATCACCTGCGGCAACTCATTTTGAAACTCAAGGAGTTCAAATACTGCCGCTTTCCGCTGCAATTGGTCAGATAGACGCTAGTAGAATGAGTACTCAAAGAGACGTGGCTGCTGGTCGAGAAGCTTTAGTAGCACTGCAGGCAATGGTAGCGTCAGGGGAAATTACAAACGATCAAGAAGAAACTCCAATTAGCAACGAACAAACGCAAAAAATGATCGAATTGACTGCTGAGTTGACTGAGCTAGAAGCAAAGAAAAAAGCAGCAATAACCGGAGAAGATGCACAAACAATAGTAGATCAGGAAATAGCTGCAGGGGAGGAAAAAGTAGCAGCGCTTGAGCAGGAAATACAACGTACTGAAAAACTAAAAACACTTCAAGAAGTTACAATAAGATCTAAAAAAAGACAAATTGAGAAGCAATCTGTTACCGGCCCTGTAACTATACAAGAATACCAGCGGCCAAACTTTGCATACTCATATGAGGCACCTGGGTCCCGAGCAGAACAAGAATCTGTTTTTGACGAACTTGTAGAAGAACTTTTTGATAGCGTGCCCTCAGAAGAATACATAGCACAATTAGACTCTGAAATAGAAAAATTAGATAGTTTACTAAAACCCGAAGAAGAAAAAAGACAATCAGAAATAGAGAGTTTTGAACCGCTCAAAAAAAGAGCAAATCGCGGTATTAAAGAAGGCACTCAAGAAAGCGGAATGCCGCCGCTTCTAGATGCGTTTGCTAGACTTGGTCTGGACATGGAAAATGGCGAAATTTCAACAGATTCACCATTCGTTGGGTTAGACTTTGGAAATATTATAGGTGCTGCCATATCTATGGCACCGGAAGACGAAAAAGATAGAGATTCTTGGAATCCGGAAGATCTTACGGCTATACTCAACAACGCAGCCGAAAACCCTGAAGCAGCTCAAGCGCTGATAGAGCGCGCCAATTTACTTGCGTCTGATCCAGCTTCTAAGGAAAAATCAGAAGAAAGTAAAAAAAGAGATCGTTTAAAACTTAAGCGGGCGATGCTTGAGGATTTTGCAATTGAGGATGAGTCCAATCCTCCCGAAATGCACCAGCCATCGTGGGATATACAGCGTGCGCGAAGAGTTAACCAAGGAATACGTGCAAAAAATGAAGATGTTGCTGCAAGACTTCAAAAAATCGAGGAAATAGACAAGCTAGCTGAAGAAGATAAGGCAATTCTTCAAGATTTAGGAGTAACCGTGTCTCCTACAGATTCATCTGAATCTGTAACTACCAGTGTGCTAAATGCTGCTTCAACCGAGATCGCTCGTATGATTCTGGAAGATCGAGCACCTTCTGCGGATCGACCTGTACTGTCTGTTGACGAGTTGAGGGTAGGCAGAAATGAAGAATTACATAAACTTCCTGAAGAAATTCTTGATGTGGGTTTAGCCGGAAACAAAAATACTCTGCGAGAGACGATTGGATTTGAATCTGCTAGAAGAACACAAGGGATGACTGGTCCTGCTATTACAGTACCTACTTTGGCGGGGCTACTAGCAAACAAAGATCAACTACTGCTCGATAAAGACGGTCAGCCTATACTCATTTATCGTGGGGAAGACGAAGATCAAGTGGCAGCGAAACAAGGCGAAACTCCGCTAGCCTACGAAGCCGTTGAAAGGGAAGGAGACCCACTGGCTGTGTTTCCGTCAGAGTTTCCGATGGCTATGGGTGGCGGAAGCCGCTATGGCGAGGGTCTTTATCACACGTCAACCAGAACAGGCAGTGAAACTGATGAGGAACAATCACCAGATACAAGTAGAGAAGTCGCGCACGGATACAGATCGAAAAGCGTAGAAGGGGAAATAAGATCTAGTGTGAATGTATCCGCTTTACTGTCAACGGCCTCTCTTTTAGATGCTGATTCAGAAATGATTCAAAAAGCTCAGCAACGTGTTGACGAACGGCGAATAGCCCTAGGATTGACTCCCTTGCCCAAAGACACAGCTTCGGCTATGCGTGGCGGTGTAGAAGATGTTATGGAGGAGTTGTACAGAGAAAAAGTAGATCCCACTGCAAGATTGCAATCTGACATATTAAATGAAGCTGACATGCTAATGTTACCATATGGTGGCGGAAGCAGTAACATTAACCTCGGCGTCAAAAGCTACCCAGTAAGTAGAAGAACAGATGTTCCTGAAGAGGTACAGACTCGTCTTCAAGCCCTTCACGAAGAGTTTGTTGCTGCACCGAAACCGGATGAGTTAGCCGTAGCCATGGGTTACGACGCAATAAGATACAGAGCCGAGCACAATCCTAACACACCGGTTCATTTAAACTTGTTTAATGCTGCGGCTACTGCACTTGTTCTTGACCCAGTTATTCCCAACACTGCAAAACACCTAGGTAGCGAATCTTTATCGTTGCAGGTAGAACCAACACTTAGAGAAGAAGCAAAATACAGCGAGACTGAGCGTAGAGCACAAGAACTTCAAAGTCAACTAGAACAACAAAAACAGCAATTAGAAGCTTTAAAAGCAAGATCAGAAGCGCTCAAACAAGAAGCAGCCGCAGCTTCAACACCAAGTGTGGATGTTACAGCAGTTACTGAAGAATCAAAAAGAGTCGCAGATGAAACCGTAAAAGTTAGCGCCGACATCAAAGTACCTACTGAAGAAATTCAAAAAAGAAAAGCAGACGTAGATGCAAAAATAGCAGAAGCCGAACAAGCTGTAGCACAATCACAACAGGTTATAGAGTTAATGCAAAGACAGGCCCAGGGTTTAGACACGGAAGATAGCGACATTCGTTTTGTTGTTGACAATACAGGCATTCCGGTAAGTTACGAAGATAAGCAGGTAATTGACCGAACTTCTTTGCGTCCGCTAGTGCGGACAAAAATGACTGTTGATGACACTGGTGAATCAGGATTTGTTTCTAATTTGAATGTTAGAGATATCGTAGATCAAGCAGAAGCAGTCAAGCCAACCGCCGAGTTAATGGACGAAATCAGTAAAATGTCCGATGCCGATCTCGCTGCTGTCAAAATGCCTCGAGCTACATTATCGCCAGAAGATCAAGCAATCGATGATGAATTGAAAAGAAAATCAAGAGAAGCACAGAACTATGCCAGCAGGTTGTATAACACAGAGGGACCGATATCTGCGGCAATAAAAGAATACTATAGGACTCCAAGTGGAGATCGCAAAGACGAACTTTTGAAAACTCATCCGGAACTTAAAACAATTGTCGATGAAATTCAAAAACAAGAAAATTTAGTAATTCAGCATGACGCATCTCGTGCTGCTTTGACAGCTCCCGCAGTTGCGGCAGCCGAATCTTCAGCTTCTCCTCTACAACTCGCCGCTCGTTTATTCAGATCGTCTCGTGCAGCAGTCAGAGCGTATGAAACAGAATTTGGAGTAGAGCCTGCGTTTAGTGCGCGCGAGGTAATGGACGAGCTCTTAGCATCTTCCGCAAGAGCCGAAGTAGATAGCGCTCCAGCTGGATCTGCAGAAACAGCGGTAGCATTGGACAAAACTATTTCAAGCTTTGAAGGGGGAATACCTGAAATTAAAGGCTCTACTGATAGAGCACCGAGAAGACCTAGAAGAGCCCCGGCTGATGTAGTTGCAGACGTTGAACAACCTTACACTGAGAATCAGTTAAAGTATGCTCGAGCACAGGTAAGGGCTTTAGCTGGCAGAACCGACCTCACAGCCGAACAAAAAAGACAATTAAGCGAAGCAAGAAAAAAATTACACAATTATGCAATGAAGCGGTTGACGACTAATTTCGGGGACAACAAAGGCGTGATGCAAATTGCAAACGTAGTTGCCGGTTTAACTCCTCCCGATTGGGCAAAAGATGACGTGCAGAGTGCCCGTGTTTCGGCAATATCACAAGCAATGGCTAGTTTAAAACCAATACAATTGGCAAAACTAAAAGATGCGGATTTAACAAATCCAGTGCAAATGGACATACTTTCTAGAGATCCGGCCTTGCAGCCTATTATGGCGATGCTGGCTGACCAAGATATCGAATCTGTTCTTAAATTTAGATCGGGTACAACAGAATATGATGAAGCAAAGGGATTGTTAGGGGCAATTAAAGGAGCAAGGGAACGTATAGTTGTTCCTGAACCGGACGAACCAACGACCTCGACAGCTGCTGAGGCAAAGCGATTGTTTTTTGACTTAGAAACAAATATTGCAAAAAAACCGGAAGATCGACTAATCTTTCAAGCGGCTACGGGTGTTAACGACGGGGCGGTTACCGATATGTACGCAGTTCCGTTAGATTCGAGTGCTGAAGAAATAAACAGAATAGCAGCGGATCCCACAATTCCCGATGACGAGAAGAGAAAACTAATTAGAGCGTTAGCTCTTAAACGAGAGGGCAAACTTCCGTTAGTTGAGGGTAGAGCAAGCGGTAATGACGTTAGTTCTGGAGTCATCGACAAGTTAGTTGATACCGCAATGTCAGGTCGTCAGATAATGTCTCAAGGTCAAATACGTAAAAATTTACAACTGCAGATAGAAGGTGCTACTACTGTAGCAGGGCATAATATTCAAAAATTTGACTTACCAACAGTGTACGGCGGTACCATGGCCGTTCCGGATGCAGTAAAGGCAAAGACAGAAGACACTTTGTTGATGAGCCGTGATATGTATCCCGGATCACATACGTTGGGTGCAACATACGAAGCAGTTACTGGAGATCCGTTAGTTGACGCTCACGATGCTGCAGTCGACACGCGAGCAGTGCAAAGAATATTTCCGCAAGTTTCAGATCCAGAGGAACGTGCAAAAGTAACAGAAGCATACTTAGCAAAACACGGAATTGCAGTGGATTCTACTGTTGGTCAGCTTGTTGCTACGCCTAAGTTAGAAGACATTGCGGATGCGGAAGAACGAAAGAAAGCGACTAGTCGAGTGGCGGCCGCGCATTCTTTCTACCGACCATTGGCAGACATGCAGGAATTTACACGTCGTATCGCAAGACGCGGCGATAAAACAATATTGAGGGACGCCGATAGAACAGTCGCTGCTGAACAAGACTGGTACGATATGAGTGCATCTGAGAAATCTAGTTTATTCGATCGAATGAACAGTATGTTTGCAGGAGATCTCAAAGGGAAAAAAATAGAAGAACTTAACCCTGAGGAATTAGGAGAGTTTGTTAAAAAAATAAATACAGAATACTTAGAACCCAATGCAGATGCCGCAGTAGGTGGAGATTTTGGCGGAATGAAAAGACTGCTGGAAGAAAAAGTAGGCGGAGGTATGTCGTTTCGTGACTTTCGCGCAAAAGATGCACGTGTTGCTGACATTAAAGGTAAAACAATTGAGGATGTAGTTGCAACTGCAGATTTGTCGCCTGTTACAGTTGGTCCTGCCATAAGTAAAGAAACAGTGGGCGATGCAATTGAAGATATATCATTAGCAACTGAAAGACCGACAAAAGTGAAAACTCCCGGATCTGCACCATCGGTAACTGCAAGTACTTCGGACGGCGGCTCAAAAGAACCCCCAAGAGAACCACCAGTTACTTTCTCAGACGACGCGGACTCTGGCGAGCGTGGTGGTCCTGGCGGCGGTATTACTACAATAGCTTCGGCTACTATCGACACGTTGCATGCCGGTGCGGTAGAGATAAACATTCATGGTGGTAACGTTACTATAGATGCCAACTTCAGTGCAGGCGCTGCAGAGAAAATGCAAAAATCGTTAGTGTACATATCAAATAAAGATGGTATGAACGTAAACGGCGATGTCACTAGTGTAGGTACGGGCGGTGGTGGCGGTGGCTATCGACGGGTGTCAGTTGCTGACAGATCTATATTAAATCAACTTGACGCAGCAAAAAACCAGATAGCTGGGCAACTTCAAACAGAAACTGACCCAGCAACACGAGAACGGTTGCGCGGTAACCTCAATGAGGTCAGCAGGCAAGCAATTCGCGCCATTATTGAGCCTAAGGTAAAAGCAATTGATAGCGAAGGTATGGAACCTTACGTCAACGAACGTTTTTACTACGGGGATGAAACAACAGATTCTAAAGAATCGTTGACATATTACAATGACGCGGTGGCACAGGCACATCAAGACCTCACTACACAACTTGAAGCTCAACAGGCAATTCCAGAAGGAACTGACGGAAGAGATGAAGAAATTCAGCGAATACAAAAGCAAATATCGTTAGTTGAGGAACTTATCAATGCGCTTACAGAACTTAATCAAGCAGAGCAGCGTGTAGGTAGTGCAACTTCAACTAGAGCAATTGTTGATCCTACTGAAGTAAAAAAACCAGCATATCCTACGAATAATAGCGGTTATCGAAAGTTGTCTCCAGAAGATCGTGCTTCATTAGCCGTACTCGACGCTACAAAAAATTCAATAAGCGAGCAGCTGAGAACTGAGCAAGATCCAGAAGCCAGGGCAAGATTAAAAGAAACACTAACCGGTGCGAGCAAAAAAGCAATTGCAGATATTATTAAACCGAAAGCAACAAAGCTACTTGGCTATGGTTTTGTAAATACTGTCGACGCCTTATCAACATCTCCAGAAGACTCATTAGTTAACTATAGTCAGGCGGCGCAGAGCAAACTTAGCGAATTAAACGGTAGATTGTTTATGATCGAGAGCGAGCGAGAAGATGCTCCGGGTCGTGAAGAAGCAATCGAGAGAACTAAAAGAGAAATACAGCAAGTCCACGAGCTTATAGACGCTTTGACCGAGCTTAATCAGGCTGAGCAACGAGTTGGTGCAGCTGGTGCAACACGTAATGCTGAAAGTCCTTACGGACCAAAACCAACTGCAGATCCGCGTGCAGGAGCTAACAAATATAGAAAAGTTTCGTTTGCGGACCAGGCTTCTTTTAATGTTCTGGAATCTACAAAAAATGAGGTATCCGCAAGACTGAGAGATGAGACCGATTCAGCAGCACGTGACGCGCTGCGTCAGAGTCTTGTAAATGCAAGCGAGCGGGCTATTAACGAAGTTATTAAACCTAAAGCGGCGAAGGTATTAAATCCGACGCAGCTTGCGGCGCTTTCGGCTTTGCCAATGGGTCCTGAAGAAGCACTAGTCTCTTACAATGAAATGGCCCAGTATAATCTCAATAATCTCTCAACCGAATTGGCTACACAAGAGGCACTGCCTGAAGGTACAAGCGGAAGAGATACAGAGATTGAAAGATTAAAAGCAGAAATAGCCGCGGTTGAGGAGCTCATTAATGCACTGACCGAATTAAACGCTATAGAACAACGCGTTGGATCGGCAAGTGGTACACGCAATGTAAACAGTCCGTACGGTACTACATCCGGAACTGGTACGGGAACATCAGCAAGTAAATACTACTCAAGAAAAGCGAAAGAAGACGAGCAGGTATTTCTACAGTTAGCGCGAAACTCATTCGATCAATCAGCGGGGTCTATGGGTATTGCGGGCGGAACAACGGCCGATTCTCGTAAATTTTTAACAGACCTTACGCGCAGTACTGCAACGACAATGATTAACAGTTCGGGAATACAAGCTCCGGGAATGGCCGCCGATATTGCAGCGATTGCAGCAACAAGTCCCGAAGTACAGTCAGCTTATGATGATGCAGCTAAAAGTTTAACAGATTTTAGTGGAAAAGTTGGCGGTACAATTACAGACGTCGCTGACGACTTATTTACTGTAGTTTCTGGATTAGAGAAGCTGAAAGCGGCGCTTACTCCTATAGCAGCTACCTCTCCTCAAGCAGCAGCAGCTTTGGCGGTTGTTCAAACTGCTATTGACGAAACAAGTGCGGCTGGAAAAGAACAGCGGGGAACTGCAGGTGTAATTGAAACGGACAATCGAAAGAAAGTTTCGCTTGTCGAAGAACAAATGCAAGCAGCAGCAAGTAGACCTGGATTTTTTGCCGGCGGCAGACGTGAAAGAGAAATGAGGCAGATACAAGAGGGATACATAAGAGACACTTTCGGTAAGGAAGGACTAGACGCCCTTATGCACCGAGGAAGAATAAGAGCATATACAGCAACAGGAAAACGTGTTGACATGGCGCAAGCAACTGTACAAGAGCAGCGAGACACAGTTGAACGATTACAAAAACAAGGTATTAATATTACTGCCGAAGATATGACAGGTATAGCACGAATGTCCGGCAGAGTCGAACAGACAAAAAGATCTGCACCGATGGGCGATAAGTTATTCTATGCCGCGTCAAAAATTAGAGACACGCAGAGTGTAGTTCAAGCGGCAGTTGATACTGTTACTAGTCTAGCAAACATACCGCAAATGGCCGGAGGAATGATTCAGCAGTTTGCGAGTAGTGCTACAGGATCTAACAGGGTAATGACGACTGCAAGAGGGTTAGCACTTGATCCAGAGAATTATACAGCCGCATTAAATGCGGCTGATATGCAGAGAAAGCAATTCGGCGGCTCATTAACTTCAAATCTAGGTCAAGTTACTAGCTTTATTCCTTTGTCAAACGCGTACGGTGTAGATATTGGAAAGTCTGTAAAAGTAGCTAGAAAATTAGCCGCGTTTGACCCAGCTCAAGGTATGGAAGGTGCTGGCATAGCAATCAAAGAATTTCTATCTGGTAACGTTTCGTCTCTCTCACGTCGATTTGAAATTAATCGATCCGCGCTTTCTAAAATTAATACCGGCGATGCAACACAAATGCTTGATAGTCTTGATCAGCTTCTTTCAAGTATGGGCGTTACTGATAGACTTATTGATGAGCAAGCAAACTCTATGGCGACTAAATACGACAAGATGATCGGTAATCTGGAAAGTGTGCAAATTAGCTCAACTACGGCGATAGTCGACTTTATCACTCCGGCGCTTGAATCTTTAATTGGAGAGCAGTCGTACTTTGGTAAGAACGTAAAAGAGCGTTCACTTAATACCGTACTTAAAGAAACTATTACTTCGTATGGAGACGACGTACTAAGTGATCCAGAAACTGGGTTAGATAGCGTTAACATAGGTGGCAGCTTAAGCACATTTACTTCTCAAATGGATACAATTTTAGCAACAGCGAACGGAAGAATGGCCGGCCAGGCGGGAAGATATAATAGCGCTACCGGCGCGTCTGTGTCAGTTCCCGGTTATCGACTTCTCGGTAATATGAAGCCCCAGGAACGAGCAAACATTCAGTTTGAGGCACTGCTTGGTCAAGCACAGGGAATGAATGCAACTCAGGCAATTATGCGAGCTATGCGAAATAATCCTGGTGACTACAACTCAAGTCCTGAATTTTTAAATCAGCGCGAGTCTTTAAAAACTAGGCAAGTGAATGCTGACCCCGCGGCGTATGCAGAGGCTTACAAAAAAGCCGAAGCTGGTTTGCTTGTAGCGGATCAAGGTGCAACAGATCTCAGCGTTCTGGGCTTGGGCTATATTAACTTTAATGACGAGCCTGTAAAAGACAAACCTCTTATGACTAAGGGGAGAATAAGAAAGCAAGTTGACGCTGATACGTATGATATAGAAATACCAGGACGTGAAGATTTGGTCAGGGTGAGAACGGGTGTTATAGACGCACAGGAAAAAGGAACTCAAGATGAGTTTGCAGCTCGTGTTGGCGGTGCTGATATAGTAGGAATGGACCGAGCCATGATTGGTGGGGAATATAAATCCGGAGAAGGACCGGAAATTACACTGGTAGGGACTTTAAAAAACATTGACGAGAACAATAGAGTAGTTGCTCAGCTGCTAAATAGCGAGGGTAAAAACTACTCGCTCGAGATGATAGCGACCGGAAACGCATCTTCCGCTTTTATGCAAGGACTTGATAAACAGACTATAGATAGTCTTGGATACATAGAGAAGGTAGTTGCTGATAATGGAGTAGGCCCACAAAACAGAGTAGCTAGAGATTTAAACCTTGGAGGAACTCCCGAAATTTCGGAAGAAGTACGCAGTTCCTATTTTTGGAATAAATATGGATTAGGCTTGGGCGGATCTGCAGTCGCAGGATCGGCAGCCGGTTTAGGCGGAGCAGCGCTTGCTACCAACGCCACACTTGGTACAGCTGGATTAGCGGGCCTTGGTGGGTTGATGGCCGCTGAGATAGCCGCTGCAGTAGCACTTCCTGCCGTGGCGGCCGTAGGTTTATATGCAGGCGGGGCTTATGTGTCAGATCGGTTAGATAGTTCTCCTGAAAAAATGAGAGAATTGTATAGAATGCAAAGTGAGCTAAATCAACAAAATGCAAAAATGAACGTATTTACTAGCTTTGCAGCTGAGGCAAACTTAGAAGCTGAGCAGATCGGTCAGTATGTCGGAGGTTCTAAATATCGATCTGATAAGCCAAGTAAGGAAATTGTACTTGCCCCTGGGTTTGGAGCGGGTGCTACAGTTCTTCCAGGTACTGGGACCCCGAAAAAATCAACTGCTCTAATTATGGAAGAGAGCATCGCTTCGTTAGGACCAGTTTATTTGGCAAATTACGAAGAAGCTGCGAAAAGTGGGCAAGAGCGATTTGCTACAGCTGGTGATGCAACTAAGAGAATACTAGAGCGTCAGGTATACGACCCAATATCGAAAAGCATGATGTCGTATGTTGATTACGAAGCTCAAACTATTGCGTTTAAAAAAACAGCCGACGTAGATCCGACCACATACAGAAAATTTGATTCAATGCGTGAGGAAATACTAAAGCCTATAGGGCAGACTGGGGCACTTATTGAAAATGAGAAATTAGTTGAGCGTGGCATTAAATATGGAACCAGGTTAGACAAACGAGCGTTAGCTGAAGCCAAGGCTTCTCCACTTCGAGCAGACATCGTAGACTTAACTAAAAAGAGAGACGACGCGTTTGAAGCAGGAGCTTTAGCTGAAGGTCAAAAATATCAAACTCAAATTAATAAGGCTGCTGCTAAAATAGAAGAAATTACATACACAGATGTTGAGTGGAATAAAGTACCTGAAGCTATGCGTTATTTAATAATGTCTGCTGAAGAAGTTAATAATATGACTGCAGAGGAGATAAGATTAGCAGCTGATCAAACTTACCAACAGGGGCTTAATCCAACTGACTACAAACAAGAAGCAAAAAACTTTTTTGACGGCACAATGGATCGCAATTTTCAAAGACGGCAACAACGTGTGGATACTACTCTAACTGCCTTTGCAAGGCAATCAATTATGGGATTAGGGGAACAAACTACAGCTAATTTAACAGGAGTTAACGCTAACGGAAGTTCTGGTAGCGCCGGCCTGGTAATGGATAATACTCCGGAAGCGAGAGCTGTGCGTATGGCACAACGTTCCGGGTTGATGCCCCGTAATCGCGCAGGTGCAGAAGACACAGTGCAGATGGTAACTGAGGCTCAACGAGCAGCAGTTAGAGAGCAGCAGGATATTGGACGTACAAATCGCGCTATAGCCTTAGCTAATGCACCCGAAGCTCAATTACTAAAGTCGGGCTTCACTAACTTTGCTATGTACATGAACTTGGCAGGATCCACTGCACAAGATCTTGGACGTTCTTTTATGGATACTATGAATATAATGTCCGAAGGGAACCCACGGTATGGCCTGGACTTAGCACAGCAAATGACAGGGTTTAGTTATGACAGCATGATTGGAATGCAACTGCGTCCTAGAGGAAACGACGAAAACGGTAATCCAATATCGAGTTTGAACGGTCTTAACGGACAGCCTTACTCAGGTAGCGGACCGATGGTTATGCCGTACACATCAGGACCTCGAGGAACAATAGCATACTCAAGAGACATGATGGCAGTAAACGCGCAAGGCGTTCGAGAAAACGCGCTTGGCATTGCTCCTTCGCAGTGGCAGCAGTTTGTATCAAATGCCACAAATGCAAATGCCGAACTTCAAAGAAGAGGAATGAGTAATGCAATTCAAGAACGTGATCTGAATAAGAATCACCAACGTAATCTTGAAGACATAGCAAGAAACGGCATGCGTCAATTAGAAAGCATTCATTTAAATTACACACGAACCATGCAACAAATGACCATGCAAGCCGACCTTGTTAAAGGTGTAACACGAGCAAACGCTACAAGAAGCATCGCCATGGCTGCCATTGACCCAGCAGACAAAGCAGCAGTTGAATCACAGTATTGGGCGCAAGACATGTATTCTCAACATCTAGGACAGGGTGATTCAAAAAATTTCCTTGCAAAAGATACTGCGACGATGGACGCCCTTGTTGCAATTGATCCTTCGCTATCTGCAAACTTTGATGCGTTACGAACAGCAGACGCCGCATACGAAGCATCGTCTATTACAGACCCAAACAGGCAAGCTTTACAGGACGCAAAAAGAAGTGAAATAGAGCCAATTTTAGAAAAACTACGCAACATGCGAAGCACTGTGACCGACCCAACGCAATTGGCCGCAATTGACTCAGCAATTGTGCGATTAAGCCCAGATGCATCAAAAACAATAGCAGGTCAAAATGCGAACCAGACATGGCTCCAACAAACTCTTGGAGACAAAATAACTGCAAAACAATTGGGCCAACAAATTAGCGATCAACAGTTTCAAAATCAGTTTAGACCTTTAGATATTGCAAATGACGCTGCAAGTCTAGCCGATGCAGCAAAGTCAAAAGATCCTTTAGCTTTTCTTAACGCTAGTCGTTCAAGTCAAACAATGTCTCGTGGGTTTGCTCAATCTGATATTGGATTAGCTGAGACTATGAACAGTCTATCGGGATTATTAGGAACAGGCAGTCTTTTCGAAGCAAACACTACTGAGTCGTTTAAACAAATAGCGGATGTTGCAGGTAGCGCAACTCAGGGAGTTCTCTACAGCCTTGATGATTTTGAAACCTCGTTTCAACAACAAATGGAAGACGCTCTAAGAAACTTCAATAATCAAAGACTGGACATGATTCAAGCGTTTGCTGACGCTGCAGTTGAAATCGCATCAATTGTTCCGGAAGAAATGGTCCCGATAATGGCAGCAACATCTGCGTTTATGAATACTCAAAGACAAGCAGACTTACTGTGGTTATCTGGCAGGACCGACGAAGCAAATGCACTAGCGTATCAAGGCATGCTTAAGCTCGGTGAGGTCGTGTACGGTGAAGGTCAGGGTAAAGAATACGCCGACAAATACAGCGCAAACTATCAAGACATGGCTGACGTAGCAGCTCGTGATGTACCTCAAGGTGACTTAGGCAAGTTCGGTGTGAACACAGAAGACGGTTGGGCATTGAGAGTTAAACCTACTTATGCACTTGAGAAAAAACCACCAGTTGTTCCAACTCCTCCACCTCCAGGCGGTTGGACGCAACCAGGACCACCGACAACATCTAGTTAAAATATGGTATAATGCAGAGCAGGGGTTTAAACCCCTGCTCTGCAAGGATAAATAAAATATGACATATACAATACAACCTATCTACCTAAGCGGTAGTTTACATGGTTATGGATTTTATCAAGATTTAAAAGCATCTTCAATAAGTACCACAATGAACAATGTGTCTGAGGTGCTTCAGGCTATTGATGGAACGAGTTCGTATCTGCATAGAGCGTACAAACGCATGTGGAATGTTACTTTTAACATGATTGTGTACTCGGGTAGTTTAGGCTATCCCTTAGCAACAGTAGCGAATTTGCGCGGTATCTATCAAGGGTTTTCTAGCGTATCGACGAACATTGTTTTTTGCTTCGAATCGAAGGAATATCCGGTATTTTTTGAGCCTAACAGTTGGCAGGCAGAGCTTGCTTCAACAAGCGTGACAATGACGAATAAACCCTATTACAACGTATCGTTCAGGCTGGTGGAGATATGAGTTATGTTCTTGCTTACAAAGTATATATAGCACCCATCACTGTTCCACTTTTGTCCGTGAAGAGCTCTCAGTACCTTATTCCAAGTTCGGTAGTGAAGTCGGTGGACACCTCTCAATCAACCAGCATTGATTATGTTGCAGGAATTACACTTGGCATAACTAGTCCTCCAGAAGCCACTATAGCTCTGATCAAAAACAATCAAAGCCTGGCTACAGGGAGAACGTATGACTGGCGCATGGCTAACGTAGCTGTTCTGTTTTCGATAGACGGTATTAACTTTTACGACGCATTTGCAGGGTTTATTGATGGACGCACAGAAGATCTCAACACCGTATCCTTCCGATGTGTTGGATACTTACGATACATGGATTACTACAAACATTCCACACCGGTGTGGCGAGATAAACCAGTGGCAACTAACATTCCCGATCCGCCGGTATGGAGTACAACTACTAGCGGATTGTGGCGACTTATGTACAACGACCAGAAACCGACAACACTTAGCGGGTCCTTTACAGGCACAGTAAATACTATTTTCTGGCTGATGGGCGGCAGGCCTTACAAACTAAGGGATGAAGTCACTCGAGTAGGAGATACAGCAAGATTCTGGTTTGATTGCGACCACGCACCCATTACACCCAGCTTTACTTGGCTCAATCAAGAAAACATTAACGACGATTTTTTAATGCTTGTCTCCAGTGCTGGCGGTCAAATTACTCAGGCTGGTAACGGGGTAGTGAAATTTATAAACCCGCATTCATTTGTACCAGCTACTAAAAATGTCACAGTCACGGATTCAATGTTCCGATCACTAAGTGTCGAAGAAGTTTCGGCATCTACCTATGGCAAAGTGACTGTGACATTCTCACCGAGAATGCTAGGAGCAAACAAGACAGTGCTTGACTCAACGCTGGGCGTGTATCTACCGTACAACGAGGAGTACACGCACGAGGCTGAGTTTACACAGCCAGTTGATCGGATTACAAACAACACCTATTTCGGTTCTGGTATTACGTTTGGTCAAACTGGCGGATACTTCGGTATTGATCAGTTTATCGAGAGTCGCGATTTTGTAAAGGCTGTCGACTATAACGGTGAGACTGCGACTGTAAAACTGCGAGTACCCTCGCTTACGGAAGTTTATTTTCCAAGGCATAGGTACAATTGGACAGGAAACACGGCCACCAGTTACTGGTACTACGAGCATGACGTAAAGAAAACAGCTGCCCAGTACATGAAGCTACTTATTAAGAGTGTGGACCAGGCGCGCAGCCTGTACTTGTCTAAGCTTACGCTATTTGGTGTACCGGTGATTGCCGGAGAACCGCAGACTATAAAACGGGATATACCTTTAGACTTTACTGGATTAATTACCGCGGGTATCGTACCAAGTGGTTTCAGGGAAGTGACTGCAAGAGATAACCCGTACATACAGTCTAAAGAACACGCAATGAGGTTTATTGACGTAATCAAGTATCTACACAAACGGCCAAGACCAGCTGTCCGAATTATAGACATGGTATATAACCCGGCGTTAGAGATTGGCGATATAATTACACTGAACAGTCTTTATTACGGGGTTACCGGAAAGCACAAAGTAACTGAAATAGTTATAAAGAATTCGGGAGCATTCATGGATATAACCTGCGTAGACGTTTCAGACATACGAACGCGCGAAGAACTATTTGTGATTGGTGAAACATACACAGGCACTACTGAAAAGTATTTGTCGTGGTAGGAGGAATAAATGATTTTTGCACTTGGTAAGGTACCGAAATTATTCAAGGGACAGGAAGTCTCGGCACAGGATTTAAACAACCTTGCTCAAAACGCTGAAATTCTTGAACAGGTTATCAGCGGCCCTGATCGCTTGTTCCTAAGCGACTGGAAATTAGCTCCCCCGGTGTTTAAATTGACTGAGCAAAAGAGTGATCCAGGTAACAAGCAGACACTCGAAGGGCTCACGTTCGCTATGAGCCTTTCAGAAATCGATGTTTGGGAAGGCTCCTTTATGTACCGTGAGGGCATGCATACGTTGAGGTTGGCTTTCAATACGTACGCGTTAAAAGAGCGACTTGACGGTATGGGTAAGACGCCGCTTGACTTAGAGGATGCAGTTAAGGTCAATTACAATAAAATTGAGAGCAACGCACTCTGGGTAAATCCTTCTACAAGCCTCGTGCTTATTCTGAAGTATACTGACGTACCTGTCAAAGAGGCCACGGCTCGTTACAAACAATATACGAGAACCTGGGTGTACGACTCTACTAAAAAATCTCTGTACAAGCAGCCGCTAAACGATACAATAAATTCTTACGTGTTTGACGACACCGTTGCCGCGACACTGCTGCCCGAAGATACTTGGTCTCCTAATGGGTTCAATGTGAGGGGATATCATGAATTCACCATGGACATCGCGGATCTTAAGTTTGTTCCTGGGGAAATTGTTTCCGTTAAGTTTAAGATAAAAACACGGGATAACAAACCGGTGCTTTCACTAGGGCGTAGGTTTTACTTTAGCATGGTCTACGCTAATATTGCTCATGATGTAAGCAGCTTTTCGTGGAGCGCTCTAGAATCAAACTCGATTACAACTTTAGATAAAATTGTAAATGTCGCTGAGAATCAACGGATGCTTGTTGACTATTTTACAAAGTATGATATCCCCTTGCGAGCAGCAGTCTGGGATCAAGTAATGGCAGGTACTTCTCACTTTCCCTACTACGGTAGGTTTATGGCAACTGCTCTGCAAAAGCTTGCAAGTTGGGGCCTTGTACACGCTCAGGATTACACAGTAATGGACGCAAGTGCATCTCAGGCAAGATATTACTTACCAAAACGTTTTAATCTAAAGAACACTATAAGTTTGTCCTATAATGTAGCAGTCAATACGAGAACGGCATTTTCTCTGCAGGGACTTCTGAGCAAGTCTGCAATTGCACCGCACATGACGCGCAAAGTTATGTACTATGAATCTACAAAAAACTCACCCTCGTTTATCATTAGTTACAATTTCCCCGTAGTAAACGGAAAACCAAAAGCATCATACCCCATGGTTGTTCCTGCCGGATGGATGAACTACCAAGATTTTACAACGCAGTCAATAGAGAACCGAAGAAAGTATGCTAACTTTCTGGCTCGCGTAGGACTGACAAATTTTATGGGTAATTTTTCGGTAGACACTGCAAATGACGTGGCAACTTCGATACTTCCGACAGGCTTATCGACGCCCAACGGTTACCCAAATCCAAGAGAGTTTCTTTATATGGCGGGCACTCAACCTGCGGGCCAGTCGTCATGGCACGGGTTCTACTTTATCCTGCCCAGTTTTGTTACAGGTAAAGTTCCTTATTACAACGCAAAAACAGGTAGCCCTGTGGGCCTTGAAGAAAATATGTTTTTAGGACCTCGCGCGGTTAGTGGTGAGTTTAGAGATGCTTCTATTTACGTGGACAACTTTAACTTTTCTCTTCAGCAGCATACTGCTAACTCTTCAAAATACTATCCAGAAATCTACAGAGATTACACCGGCATTGATGGGCACGCTAACTACTATTACACTGCCAGCGATGATTACACAGATTTCGCAATAACTCTAAAAGAGAGCTCACCTTCGTACAGTAACGCAATCGGCTACTACGGCGGAGCAAGCGGTTTGATTCTTGAATCCTTTGATACACGTGCGTTTAATAAAGCCAGCTACATAGCAACTTTTCGTTTAGCTGAGGTTACTCGCAAAACTACCATTGATCCACCAGCACCAGAGATGCGCTTTAAATCATTTGACCTGGTTCCATACTCGGGTGTGTTGGGTTACTTAAAAGCTGTGAACAACCGTCAAAACGCTGTTTATACATACATCACACAAGATCCGACCTATAAATATATACCGCTTTTTTGGACTAAGCCAAAAAGCTCGTTAAGACATCACGAAGTCTTAGTGCACGGAGAGGACCCAAGCACTGACCAGTTGTTCTACCAAGCGGAATTCAGCACAATATACTTTAGTAACATACGACAAGCGGACTATCTTATTGTTCGCGGACGCAGTATTACAGTTGGCTGGGGAGGCTTTAATCGAATCTATCGAGATAACCCGGATAGCATATTGTTTCCAAAGCCACTTGAGCTCGAATACTCAAGTTCACAGAGTTTGACAGGGAGCGACATTGAAACGGTGATTATTGGATTTGACACTCTCGCTGGGCTTACGTACGGAGAGCGCTACTACATTCAAGGAGACGTCTACTATGCAGCAGAGTCTATGGGTATACCATAATGAATAAAAACAGACCGATGACGCGTATTGACCTAGATTATTTAAAAGAATTAAAATATCCGGACATTAATGACTACCTGAAAGACAGCATGTATGCATCTAATCTAACGGATTATCCGGATAATCAACGGAACTCTACAGTTAATTTTAGAGCAATATCCAACACAATCGCACTTGATCAGTTTACAGTTGGTGAGGACAAGGGTCTTGTCAATGTTTGGATAGCAGACATTAAACTGTTCGGCTACAATCCTGAAATTGAAATGGTTGAGAAGATGGAACTGCTAATTGACTTTCTGCAAAGCACAGACCCGGCGGATGAAGAAAATACAAAAGTAATCAATATCTTCAAACGAGGCAGCACCCTTAATCTTGACCTCGTACACAACTCGGAAATTCAAGCACAGAAGTTACCGCCCATCGTTAACTACTCAGTGACGTTTCCAAAACGAGCAATTGTAGGCATTTTTAATTATGTTTTTGGAGAGCGTGCCGCCCTAGCTAAGCGATACTACACAGATGCTTCAGGTCAAGATACGGAAGAATCAGAATACGAAATGGATGATGTTGAATTTAGAGAGAAGTTTTTAGATAGCGCGTATCGTTGGGAAATACCCGCAACACTTCGCTACTACAACATAGATGAAAAGATTGCAAGTGGGTACGTAGGTATTGAGCTATCATTAAACAGCATACTGCCTCAGTATCGCAAAAAGATTGAGCTAACCAGTAGTAAAGTTGTATTCAACCCGTCCTACAGCAGCACTGCTTTTAACTTGTTTAAGTTTACGTATTCAACTAATCAACCAGGAAGAATACGTGTAAAATCTGAAATTGTAGGAGAAGCCAATTCGTCACAAGCGGAAACCACCACAAGAGAAATTAAAGATCAAGATAACGCTAGTTATTTGTCAGACTTCTCCGCGTTTTCATACATAGTGCAACAACACAGCGGTTTTTCTGTAAGATATCCAAACTTGAAATTTACTTACGATCTGTATGTAAGCGCAGACAACAAACCAGAATTAAGTAACGACCTTTTTGACACTTTCACGGCTAGCCCTTTTAAGCTTGCAAACAACTTAACAATTAATTCAGTGCAAGTGGGAAACTCAGTGAAGCGTATTAACGCTGCCGAAGCGAATCCAATGACTGTGAATATCGTTTTTACTAGCAAATTATCAAATATAGAAAGTGCTAAAGAAAGATTTAAGTTTATACTGGAATTTCTACAGAAGCGTTCTGTAAACATACCTTTAATAGACATTTCTCCGCCAATTGCCGACATTGCACTAGACAGAACATGCATTGCCGGTGACTTTTGGGGATCCGCGCCTGCGGACCGCGACATTAAATCTAGTAAACATTCTCGCACAAACACTACTGTTTACAGAGTGAACGCTGTTCATCTCAAAGAAAGAAAAGTTTTGTCTGTTTTTCAAAGATTGTCGGACGACAATGTCCTGTATCACAACAATTTGTTAGGTCAATGTAGAGTATCTATTGACTTGGTGAGTACAATACCTGCAACCAGCGCGACGGCCGCGAGTTATAGATACAGGCTAACACTCACTTGGCCAGATACCCTGGATAAAAAAGCCCTGTATAATTTAATCAAAGCGCGATTTGTTCGTCTTTCCATATCCGACGTACTTCAACAAGTA